AGAGAGAGAGAGAGAGAGAGAGAGTTCCGTATTGCGCTCAGATGGCGGATCTAATCGGAGTAGACAGAAGAATAAACAAAGAGAATCCAAACTACAAAATGCTGAAAAAGGGGATTATCCCTAGCACGCCACCGGTTAGATTTCAAATTTTGCTTGGAACATTAAAGCACAAAGAAAAAGGCGTTCAGACAGAGGAAATATCTGAAATGTACAACAAGTCCAGATATAAATTCTTCTTAGATTCGCCGTTTGAAATTTCTGCGATGTGTTGCAAAGTGATGAAAAAATCTCCCATGCACACATACCAAAATACAACAGGCCGTAAACCAATGACGGCTCAAATGGCGAGTGAGAGCAGATTGAGAACGCAGCAGTGGCTTAAAAATGGATGCAATGGATTTAATATGAAATCTCCGATCAGCAACCCTATGAGTTTTTGGACGGAGCAGGATGTACTTCTTTACATACGGCAACTGCAAGATGAATACGACCAAAACTTAACGGTTTGCAACATGGAAGTCCGGCGCAGAGCAGACAAAATTCAGCGAAGAAAAGCCAGAAAATACATCAAAAAGAATCCGAAGAGATTTGAAATCTGTTCTGTATATGGAAAGGTTGTAACAGAGGATGAGGCACACGGTCAAATGACATTAGCTGATGTAAGCAACATGGAAATCTTTGACCTTGGCAGACCGGTTCTCAAAACGACCGGATGTGAGCGCACTGGTTGTATGTTCTGCGGCTATGGATGCCATCTTGAAAAGTCCCCGGGAAGATTTGAAAAGATGAAACTCACTCATCCAAAACAGTATGAGTACATTATGAAACCTTGGAATGAGGGAGGGCTTGGATTCAAGGAAATTATTGATTGGATCAATGAACATGGAAATCTAAATATCAGATATTAGGAGGTAAACAGTATTGACACAGGAGCAGATGAGAAACCTCAACACCATCGTAGAAACGTATGGAAACGATGCACAGGAGGATATGGCTATTGAAGAGTGTTCGGAACTCGTCAAAGCCATTCTGAAATTCCGCCGTAGCGATGAGAAAACAGCGGAAATGAGAGATGCAGTGATTGATGAAATTGCAGATGTACAGATCATGCTCACACAGTTGGGAATTATTTTTAACTGCGTAGCAGAGGTAGAGGAACGAATTGATTTCAAAATCAATCGACAGATGGGGCGAATTAAGGAAAGAGAGGCAAAACGTGATGTTTGTTAAGTCTCAGGATGGAGCGGTAGTTCTGAACAACGACAAGGTAACAGAATACAGCACGGACAGCAAATATGATGGGCGGTACAAAGTTGCTGCCCTCGTAGGAGAAAACAGAGTAGTGATTGGCAGATATTCTACGAAAGAAAAATGCAGAATGGCGATTTCAATGCTTATGGACTGCTACACCATGAATTTGCTGTTTGAAAGAGGACAGGATGAAAACCCCAGAGGCTTAGTATGTGAATATGTGGCGGATCAACCACTTGGAGTGTTCGAGATGCCGCAGGAGGATGAAATCGAATAGGAGGACACTATGAGCAAAGAGTTTTATAGAGGGGAAATCTTCTATATCCGCAACGAGAGCGAATATAGCGGAAATGTACAGGGGGGGGGTAGACCTGCGGTAATCATAAGCAATGATATTGGTAACAATGCAGGACCTATATTGGAAGTGGTTTACCTTACCACCCAGGAAAAGAAACCGTTGCCGACACACGTTAAAATCAACAGTTCAAAATATCCGTCCACCGTGCTTTGTGAGCAGATTGATACGGTAAACAAGGATAAGGTTGGAGATTACATAGGACAGTGTTCTATGGCAGAAATGAAAAAGATCGATGCAGCGTTGGCGGTAAGCATCGGCATTGGAATTAACATCAAATCGAATGATCTGGTAAAGAAGTGGGCGGAAGCTGCAAATGAAGCAGTGAAGCCAGATGAGAAAGAACCTGAACCTATTGCAGAAAAGGTGGAGATGCCGGACGTTGAGACACAGTTGGAAATTGCAAAGATAACTGCTGAGAGGGACGTATACAAACGATTATACGAGGAAGCAATGGCACGGAGATAGGAGGAAACATGGCTCTAATAAAGAGAGACAGAGAAAACTTCTGGATATTAAATTGGCTTGATGAGTACATGACCGGTCATAAAGGATTTATATGTGGAGGATGTTTCAAAAACATATTCAATAAAGAAAAGGTAAAGGATCTTGATATTTTCTTTGAGAATGAAAGCGATTTTGATGATGCGGTACAGTATTTTGACAGTCAGACACCAGGATATGACGGAGACGATGTAAGAGATGAGAAATATCATTTCCACTACGAAAACGACAATGTAAAGGCATACAAACACATTGAAACAGGTGTTGTGCTTGAACTTTGTTGCAAAATATTTGGAAAACCGGAAGAAATTCTGAATAAGTTCGATTTCACAATCACGAAGTTCGCATATTACAAAGAGGAAGTAGAGGATGAAACTGGTGCGGTAGCGAAAAGACAAGAACTTCCGTTTGAAACTCTGGAAGATGAGCATTTCTTAGAGGAAATTGGAATACCGGAAACACACATTGAGTACAAAATCCTGATGGATGATGCGTTTTTTGAACATCTACATCTTAAACGGATTGTAATTGATAAAGATATTCCATTTCCAATGAGCACTTTTGAACGGATGCTGAGATATGCAAAGTACGGATATTTCCCATGCAAAGAAACAAAGATGAAGATAATCAATGCACTTAGGGATTTGACAGACGAACAGGTTGAATTATCTGAAAGCCTTTATGACGGCATGGATTAAGGAGGAAAGATGAAAAAGACAGCGAGAGTAATTATCACATCAAAGTGCGACCGGAAGTGCCCGGGGTGCTGCAACATCAAATTGGACTACACATCATTGGCGAAAGTGATTGGCGGTATCACGGCATTAAAGGACTATGAGGAAGTTGTGATTACCGGCGGAGAGCCTATGATAAATCCGGCACAACTCTACACAGTCATTAAAATGTTCAGAAAGCAGAATAAGAGACAGAAAATCTATCTTTATACGGCTTGTCTGACAATGGACGATCATCCGGTAATTTTAAAACACTTGGATGGTATCACAGTAACAGTCCATGCAGAAGCCACAGATGAGGATATTCGTAATCTGAAATACATGAGTTCCAATCTCTACGATGAGGACTTGGATATGCGCCTGTTTATCGACAAGAGGGTGTACGACAGGTACGACTTATCTAATATCTGCATGAAAACATGGGATGTAGTGAGAAAACTGGAATGGAAAGAAAAGTGCGATCCGGCAGAAAACGAAGAACTGTTTTTGTGGAATCTTTATTAAGGAGGCTGCCATGGAAACTTATAGAGTTGTATCAATTACAGACAGAAAAGGCAATCCGAGAATTGAGGGCAGATACCCTCTCAGAGTAGGGAGAATGTGCAAGAAACCCACTCCAAGAAACGGAGATGCCATGATGATTGAATGGTTGGCTCAGCCGGATGGAACACCGTATGTCGGCATGATTGTTACGAGTACAGTTATCGGATTCAAGACCGAGGATAGAGGAAAATACATTGAGGTAACAACCAGAAATTCAATCTACACATTTGAGAGAGTATGAGAGAAACAGAAACTTTTGAGTATATCCGCCGGAAGTACCCGGACAAGGAAGAAACATGGAGAAAAGTCACACGGCTTGTTAAGTTTGATGAGAATTTGGAAGTAAAGAGTGTGCATGATTTCAACATCAACTGCTACATATCAACATTTGGGAGACTTATAAGAAACGGAATCCTCTGCAATATGGCATACGGAGATAAATACGATATTTCCAGTATGTTCACAGATATGGACGGAAACCAAGTACGGTTTAAGAGACACCAGATTGTTATGCAGACTTTCTTCATGGGCGATAGACGGCGGTATGACACCGTAGACCATATAAACAACATGGAGAGGTTTGACAACAGCATATACAACCTCAGATGGGCGGATAAGGGCGTACAGTGCGGAAACCGCAAGGACAAGCCAGGGAAACACAGAATGGTTATCTGCATAGGCGATGAGGAAGAAATCTTTTTCTCATGTCGGGAGGCGGAACGACTGTACAACCTACCGCCGAACTCGGTCGGTAAGGTATGCCGCGGAGAACTAGAATCCATATATGGTTATAGATTTGGATATTTATAAGGAGATCAGAGATGGGAAAAGATTGGACCGGAAACGGCAAGAGTATTTTTACAACCCTTGGCGCATCCAACCACACAGAGAAAGAAAGAGAGATTAACGACTACTATGCGACAGACCCTATCGCAGTAGACGCATTGTTACAGGGGGGGGGCAGAACTGAATCATAAGATTTGGGAGTGCTCTGCAGGACAAGGACACTTATCAGAACGTCTCATAGAACTCGGTTATGAGGTACGCAGTACGGATCTTATCGACAGAGGGTATGGAGAGGGTGGAATAGACTTCTTGCAGACAACAAAAATGTGGGATGGCGATATTCTTACCAATCCTCCATATAAGTACGCGAAAGAGTTTATTGAACACGCAATGACGATCATACCGGACGGGAGAAAAGTGTTCATGTTTCTTAAATTACAGTTTTTGGAGGGAAAGGCTAGAGGCGAACTGTTTAAGAAATACCCTCCGAGATATGTATATGTGTCACGCGGCCGTATTCTGTGCGCCAAAAACGGAATGTTTGAGGAAATGAAAGCCGGAGGCGGAAGTGCAGTTGCGTATGCGTGGTATGAGTTTCAAAAAGGTTATAAGGGAGTGAGCATTATTAAGTGGATAAATTAGATTTTGGTTACTACAACATGGACTGTATGGCCGGCATGAAACTTTTCCCTGATAAATACTTTGATGTGGCAATCGTAGACCCACCATACGGAATCAATGCGCCGAACATGGCAATGGGAACCAATAAGAGCCGGACGAAGAATGGTTATCCAGCCGAAAGCACCGCAAGTAGATTGAAACGGAGTGGACAGGCAAAGGAATGGGATAGCAAACCGCCAACGGAGGAATACTTCAAAGAATTGTTCCGGGTATCGAAAAATCAGATTATATGGGGTGGAAATTATTTCAATCTGCCACCAACAAAGTGTTTTGTTGTATGGGATAAGGTGCAGCCGTGGGATGCCTTTTCACAAGCGGAGATTGCGTGGACTTCTTACAATCTCCCGGCAAAACTGTTCAGATACTCAAACACTGGCGGAACAAATTCAGAGAAGCGCATCCATCCAACCCAGAAGCCAATAGCATTGTACGAATATCTCGTAGGTGCTTTTAAGCTATCGGGGGGGGGTGGTGCTTGACACCCATGTAGGATCTGCGTCAAGTCTCATCGCATATCACAGAACCGGCGTGAGGTTTGTAGGGTTTGAGATAGACACCGAGATGTATGAGGTTTCAAATGCGAGACTGGAAAGAGAAAAAGCACAATTATCCCTATTCGATTTAGGGATGGAAAGGAATGGAGATGAGTAGTTTTGTACCGATTTACGCGGTTGATTTTGACGGAACACTCTGCGAAAGTAAGTGGCCAGGAATTGGCGCGCCAAACAAAAAACTGATACAGCATCTTATTCAACGCAGAACAGAGGGAGCAAAAGTGATCCTTTGGACTTGCAGAGTGGAAGAACATCTGAAAGAAGCGGTGGACTGGTGCAGTAAATTTGGCTTAGAGTTCGATGCGGTCAATGATAATCTGCCGGAAAACGTTGAAAAATATGGTAACAATCCAAGAAAAGTGTATGCCACTTGCTATATTGACGATTTGGCTGTGGATAAAAGAAAATACGATCTTCCGTTTCATGCGGACGAAAAGATCGACTATTCAAAATTCGATAAATACCCTCTCGGAAGTGAGTGGATGTTAAAGACGGAATATGCAGAGATTCCGGTGGTAGTAGAAGAGGTAAATGCTTTTCACGGGTATATCAGTGTAAGAAGCACGAGCGAAGAGGATAAATTTAGATATTTTAAGGTTCGCCGTGATATTGAATGGTTTTATGACAAATTATTTCCAAAGGAGTGATGCGTTTATGAAGAAAAAGAAAATCAATCCGCAAGAATTTGACTGTGGATGCTGTGGAAATCAGATTTATAAGAGCCGTCTTAGAGACGAGGTAAAGTGCTGTTATTGCGGTTATATCAATCATGTAGGGAAATACACAGGTAGGAGGAAGAGACTTGGATAAAACGAAAATAGAGTGGGCTGACAGCACATGGAATCCGATTACCGGCTGCCGTCATAAATGCCCTTATTGTTATGCTAGAGGTATTGCAAACCGCTTTGTATCACGGAAAGGATGCCATCTGGTAGAACCTGAGACATACAAACTCGGAGACGATGGTTCTGAAACTTATGAAATCAATGAGCAACCGTATTATGTTGATGATGAGACCGGAAAACAATTCAGATGTGCCTATCCGCATGGATTTGTGCCGACAATCCACAGATACCGCATGGGAGAATACAGAGACAAAAAGAGGCAGAGAAATATCTTTGTCGGTTCAATGTCGGATGTGTTTGGAGAGTGGGTTCCTGATAGATGGATCAGGGAAGTGTTTAATGCTTGTGAGAAAGCTCCACAGCATAATTACCTCTTCCTCACGAAGAATCCCAGAAGATATATGGAGCTGCATCATTACGGAGAATTACCACTCAGAGATAATATGTGGTACGGAACGACAGTCACAGATCCAGATACGGAGTATATGGGGCAGGACGGACACTATGAGTTCCATACGTTTTTGTCAGTAGAGCCTATACTGGCAGACTTCGGAGAACTGAGTGAGAAATCATACATCCCGGAGTGGATAATCGTAGGAGCTGAGACTGGCAGCAGAAAAGATAAAGTCATACCAAGACAAGAATGGATTGAAAATATTGTGGAGCAGTGCAGAAAGTACAACATACCGGTATTTATGAAACCGAGCCTCACGGACATTTGGGGCGAAGAACTCATTCAAGAGTTTCCGAAAGCCCTTATTCATGCCTGATTTATTCCAGAGCATTGATAAGAATATGCTTAAATCGCCGGTAGCGTACTGCAAAACACATAAAGGGTATCTATCAACGAAGCAAATGAAAGTCCATAAGTGCCTGCAGATAGGATGCACTGGACTGGAAAGGTTGGAACATCCCTACTGGGAGGAACGCCAACGGAAAAAGGATGAAGCAAAGAGGAAAAAGAAGCAACAGTAAATTGGTTCACGTTTCATTTGATGAAGTAGAGAGATTTGTTCCGAGAGTTCCGAAACAGATTTGCCCGGATGAGGATAACACCACTCCGAGGATATGCGTAGCACCTAACATATTGAGTGCAATCCAGGCGATGCCGCAAGGCGGAACAGTGGCGTACAACATGGCAAGAATCGGTGTGCCGGTTGTTATCCATGCGTATTACATAGAGAGTGATGCTATCCTCATGCCGGAGCAGATAGCGGATAAAGTGCCGGATGCCGTTGCCACAGGAGAAATGTGGGTTATGGCAGTTCCGGCAGAAGTCCGGCGGATAGATTACGAGATTGTTGATCCGTATGTGCCTATGAGGATTGATAGGAATGGCACGAGAGAACGATTTCTTGTATGGTACGGAGAATTGAAACGGGTTCGGTATCAGGATAATTGGAGAAATCTATCTACCAGAACAGCCAGAAATCAAAAGGCGGTAGAGTGGTTTATGGAAAATAAGCCAGACATATCGTACAGAACATTTATGTCAAATATGGACGATGAACTATTGAAATCATTCCATGTGGAATTACAGGAGGTATGGGAGTGAACAAACAGAAGAAATTAGCAAAGCAGAACACGTCGTTGTATAAGAGAGTACCGACACTTAATCTGGTGGACTATTCAGATATAAAAGTGCCGCTAGTAGTGATATATGACAGCCCGAAAGACTTTCCGGGAAAAGTGGTGGCAAGAGTATGGGACGGAGAGAAGAATCGGGCAACGAATGTTTACTGCGAATATGAAAACCTTAAAAGATGCGAAGATGATGTAATGTCAGCCGGATTTATTTTTAAGTTCCCGAGGACACCGGAGGACGATGCGTGCATTGTTGAAACATACATGAGATAGGAGGATTGCAATGGCAAAGAAGAGAAGCTGCCGCAGAACAGTAAATGAAGATAAGGTACATGAAAAAGCAGTTAAAATCCGCAAAATGACAGATGAGCAGTTGGTGCAGTATGTCAATGACAGAGTGGAAAAAGCCAGGAGTGAGGGATTTAATCAGGGAAAGAAATCGGCTACCGGAATGACGGTCAATGATTTTCTGAAAGAAATCTCAAAAATCAAAGGTGTCGGAGATGCCACAATCTGCAAAATCATGGAGCATTTCAGAGAGAAAGGGATTAAGGATGATAAAGACACCACTACAAATATTTGAGGAACGTAACGAAAAGGATTGCTGTCTTAACTGCAAAAAGCTGATTGTAAAGCAGACAGACGCAGGACATATAAATTTCTGTGGAGAAACAGGAAAGATCATTCTCGATATGTTCCTTGATGTTGGAACTCATTTTCCAAAATGCAAATATGAGAGAAAGGAGTAAGCCATGCGTGTACAGAATCACATACCAATCAAGGCAGTAGCCATCAGAGAAGAGGACGGATTGGAAATCGGAACTGAATATGATGTAGAGGATATTATGATGGGGCAGAGCAATACGAGTGTGGAGTTGGTAGGGACAAAAGGAACATACAACAGTATCTCATTCAAATTTATGCTCAATGGCAGAGAAATTGACATTTTTAGAAGTCCTCTGATAAATCCATATATGAAATTTGACGGCAACAATGGGATTTGCTACAAGGAGTGGATTAGCCAATGATAAAAACATGGTATGAGGAATATGAGAAGATAAAGGATAAGGCGGTAGTGGTATATGGATATGAGTGGGAGTCTATGGCAGATGAACAGAAAGAGAAGATCCTAGCAGAAAAAACCGTGATAATGAGCGGAGACAGCGGATATGCCTGCAAACGCTATCAAATTATCGGAAACGCAAACAATCTGTCAGACCATGAATGTGCCATAATAGCGGATGGCGGAAACCTCTGCTTTGGGTACAGAATGGAGGGACAGGAAATTGTTGTATACACAGATTAAAGGAGGACAATATGGAAGCAAGAGAACTGGCAAATAAGCTATATGGACGAGCATACGGAGATAGTTTCGATGATGTATTGGAAGAGGCAAAACAGAGCGGTCTCGTCATTGTGACGGGCGCATCAGATGATTTGATGGAGTTCAATGGAGCAATCTGCGATGAGGGAGGCTGTTTCGATGGTGGAAGAGTTTATTTCGATAAGGACGGAGTAGATCAGGAGGGAGAAGAACGTGCCAACTGGATAGATGCCAGATGGTGTGATGGAATGAACCGAGACGGACTTCCGGCAACATGGACGTATGAGACAGAAATTCCTTGTGAGAGATTTGATATTTGGGAAGATGGAGAGGTCTACTGTGTAGGTCTTGTATTCTCAATCGAGGATCTGAAATGAAAACCGCTGAAACTGTAGCACTGGAAAAAGCAATCAGACGGGCCACAAGAAAGACCGGTGTATTTGGCTGCTATGAGGTAACAATCGGATTTTGCGGAAGAGAAAGAGTTGATTACATGACCTATGACACCAAGGGAGTGTTCCGGTGCTATGAAATTAAGGTGTCGAAAGCGGACTTCCATAGTGCTGCCGCAAAATCCTTTGTGGGCCATTACAACTATTATGTTCTCACAAGGGAATTATACAATCAGGTCAAGGAAGAGATACCGGACTGGATTGGTGTCTATATCGGAGATTACTGCGCTAAGAAAGCAAAGAAACAGGATTTATCCGGCAGAGAGTATAAAATGCGCCGTTCAGTCAATGGACGCAGTACAGAGGTATCTACTCTGTGGGTAGATATGCTCAAAGAGAGCATGATTCGTTCGTTGTATCGGGATTCTGATAAGCTGATACGAACGGAGGATGAGCAGTATATAAGCCGTCTCGGAAGTCAGATTGATAAGGCAAGGACTGAAAGGGATAGAGAATCAAAGAAGTATCTCAGATTATGGAAAGCCGTAAGGAAAGAATTTGGCGATGAAAAGGCATGGGAACTCATAGAAAAGGCAGAGGAATAA